CACCGCTGCCACCTAAGTCTCTGGTTTGGAATCCTAGTATCTTACCTTCAGGTGTTAAATTAAAAACATATAATTCTCTACGCCTTGGATCAAAACCAAATCTTTCAGTTTTATGGTGCAGTAACCTACTCTTTAAATAAGGATATGCCTGATAAGTTAAAGTATTAATTGGATATACATTAAATCCTAAAGCTATTTCTTCAAACGATAATGCTAATTCTTTTGCTTTATCGAATAGATAAAAATCTAAACTTTCACCTAATGAAAAATGTTTACGATTTTCTTTAATGTAATTAATTACGTCGATCCTATCATCACCTTCAAAGTTTTGATTATGTTCGGCTAAGAAAACATCTAATGATGCATGAGCGGAACAATTATAACAATGAAAGTATAAATCATTCCAATACAAATTACCTCTCTTCTTTCTTGGTTGATCTGTTGAATCACCACAGTATGGGCATGCAAAATTTAGCCTACCTTTACTCTCCAACATTCTTCTTTTTTCTGGATGAGTATGGTTAGTATGAAGAACTCGGACTACCTTATCGATAATCCGAGCTTTCATTTCAGAAGATATTATTACTTCTTCTGCCATACTTATTAAAGATCTAAACCATTAATGAAATCATCAAAGTCATCTTTCTTTTCTTCACCTTTTACAGGTTCAGCTTTAGGAGTTTCCTTTGTTTCAGTTGTTGCTTTAGTTGCAGCAGCTTCAGTAACTTTAGTATTTACTGGTGCTGGTTGTGATCTTGTGATATTTTGGATTGAATCACCAGGAGATGTGAATTGAGATAATACATTCATTACCTTTCCTCTTACTACATCGTCCCATGCTTTATAACCCCAGCTTGATAAATCTGGTGCAGTACCTAATAAATCTAAAATCAATTTACGGCTTGCATCATCATTTGATACAGCTTCACCCTCAATTGTCATTGGAGATTTATTTCCATGAAATTTACTTGAGTCATAATTAGGGAATCCTGCTTTTTTAGAAATAACTAATTCAAAGTTTTTTCCTTCAAACGGATCAAATACTTGAGTAGGTTCATCAAATTGTGGATTTAACTCCTCATCAATTTTAGTTTTGATTTTATAACCAAACTTCATGATTTTAACTTGCCCTTCAAGATCTCTGTTTTGTGGATCCTTTACGATTTGTACCAATGCATAAAATACTTCTCTACGCTTTAAACCTTCTGACATCTTTTTATCTACTGCAGATTCAGAGTTTCTTAGTTTAAAGAACATATCCTGTACAGGACATTTTTCTCCAACCGTAGATGGGGAGTCAGCATAAAAGCCGTTTCCTTCTCTGTCTTCTAGCCAGTAAACATATTTACGCTCGAATGGTTTTCTTGGGTTTTTAGCATTAGGTAAAAACCTAATTAAAGAACGGTAAGTTCCGTCCTGTCCTTGATCTGGTTTAGGTGAATAAAGATCACTACCTGCGGTAGATGGTCTTTCACCAGTGTCTAAATCTTTTACACTTACATTAAAAATGTCGAATTCATTTGCCATGTTAATTGCCTTTTTTTGTTATTATTATTTAAATGATAACAAAGCTCTATGCCTAAACTACTTATTATAATTGCCTATTTATTTTGCCTTGTTATCGCCAGTTTAAAAGTACCAAACTTTTTAGTACCTTTGTTTATTATATATCTCACAAGACAGTTTGTTTCAGACTATTTTAATGTTTTTATCTATTATTGCGGTTATATCGCGCTCCCTTAAACTTAATACAGTTTCTCCCTTATATTTAAATTCGCTACCAGCTAAATCGTGAAAAAGAACCTTTATGCCTATTTGAAAATCTTTATCTTCTACACCATCTCCTACTCCAGTGATTGTACCTGAATATGGTGGAGCAAATTGCCCTTCTTTTTTTAATAAAATTATACTACCTTGCTTCTCTGGTTGTTCATCTTTTTTTAAAAATATTCTATTTCCTAAAGGTTTTATCATTTTATTTTAATTTATTTTAGATAATGCTGAAACAAACTCCACATGTTGCAATATAATTTTTAACTATTCAGAGTAAGAAAAGTATCTAGTTGTTAGCCTTCAAGGCTTTAAGTATAAAGTAGGCATCAACGATGTCATCGATAGGTTTAGGTATTTTAATGCTGAAGTCTTTTCCTTGAGTCCATTTCCAAAGTTTAGTGCTCCTTAGGTTCTTATCATTAAGGACATCATCTTGAAATGCTTTAGCCATATAATGTTTATTAGCATTTCCTTTACCAGCTAACTTCTTTACATGAGATGGTTGAAACACTGATAAATTTTCTATAGAGTACTTATCTATTAATTCCTTTCTTAAAAATGTATTATATTGAATTATATCTATAAATGAATTGCCTTTAGAGCCATATGAAAATCCTTCTAATGCAACTGCTACTTTATCACCTTCAAATAAGGTTGAAAATATATTAACCATAAGTGAACTAATATTTCCGGCATCCTCTAACTTCTGTCTCTCTCTAGGTAAAAACTCTTTACTTGTAACTTCTCTATTATAAGGAAATCCTAATAAAGCATTATCATCCATTAATTCTTTATGTACACTAAATGCTTTAGGTATTTTTCTACCTTCTTCATCCCATATACGATTTCCGTAATTAAAAAAGGTTATAAAGTGATATTTGCCATCGGCTGTTTCAACACAGGCACCAGGGCTATTTAATGAAAAGTCAATTCCTATATGAATCATTCTAATTATATTCTCTTGCCGATAACTGCACCTAGCGCAGCACCTACAAGACGTGAGGTTAATAAATCATAAAGAACTCCTTTAGTAACACCTAATACTTTAGCTACAGCTTTACCTATAGTTTTTCCTAAAGCAAAACCAGTTAATCCACCAAATATACTTCCTAATAAACCTTCGTTAATTATTTCATCAACGCAGTCTTCTAAATTCTTACCTTCTTTTTGGGCTTCAAGGATTCTTTCTACTGCCATATCAATAGCAGCATCTTGCTCTTCTGTTAAATCATGAGATTCATTTAGTAAATCTTCTATGTTTAAAGAATCTTCTTTGTTTTCAATTAGGTAATCTTTAAAGGTTTTCATTAGTGTTCTTTATTTGTTTATATATTAGGTTATGTTAACTACAACATCTAAGACATTATAACTAAATTCAATGTCAAAAGTTTGAAATTCTATGGTATTACTTGAAAAGTTTAAATCTAATGCACCTACATTTGAAATAAACATATCTTTTAATTGTACAGTTAAAAATACAGTTCCATCAGCATCTAACATTTGCACACCAACACCTTCTGGTAAATATGGATGTTTTCCACTTAACTTATAATAATAATCAAACATTTCAACAGCCATCCAATAATTAACATAACCATCAAATGCTTGCATAGTAACAGTTAATGATTTATCAAATAATTGTTGTTTTGGTAAACTGGATCTAAATGCACGCTGATTACCTGGATAATCTACTTGTGTTACTGGATCAAATGAAGGGCCTGGTAAATTTAATGATTGTATTCCATAATTCCAATAATCAATAGGTTCTTTAATTAACCCACCAGGTATTCTATTAAGAAAGGGTTTATACTTTTCTGCTATTGGCTTAGGTATAAAATTTCTAGGAAAATCAAATTTAAACTGGTTATTTCTTGCGCTTAATATCATAATTTATTAATATCTTCTTCTATCTTCAAAAGCATCACGTCCTCCATTAATCATTTCATTTATAGAGATAGAATTTCTTCCTATTGTAAAATTTTGTAAATTCCTAGCAGCTGTTCTATAAAATGCTACTTTCTTAGACTTGGTTTGTGCTACTTGTGCTCGTTTACGAATTGCTCTTATTTGCTGTTTCTTTTTCTGTTGTTTAAGACTAAAAGCTATTGCATCTTTAGCTCTACGATTAATTTGTTGTATAATTGTTGATTTTAAATCTTTACTAAGTTCTTCTAATTCGTTTGTTAATTCATCATTACTATTTTGTAATTTTTGTATAGTTAAATCATCTTCATTAGCTGAATTAATTAATTCATTATTTTCTGCCTTAAGTTTTACATTTTCTTCTTGTAAGTTTGATAATAATATACTATACTCTACACGAGCTTCCTCAATTTGTCTAGTAAGAGATATTCTATTGGCATCATCGGCTGCTAACCATATACCTTGATATAACACCGATTCATCAGATGTAGAACCGTCCTCACGATCAATCATTTGTGTGGAAATATAAAAGTTGTTATTAGATAGTGCTAATATCTTTTTACTATCAGATCGTGTTATTCTAAATAATACTTCACCTTGTGATAAATCAATTTCTTCTACTTGTGTATGATTTTTTATATCTATGTCATCAGTATCTCCTAAAAAGTTTAAATACAATGTTCCTACATTACTTAAGTCAATTGGGGTATCTTCACCATCTACTTCGTCATACAAAGTAAAAAGGAAGTAATCATCAAATGGAGATATTCTTATCATACCATCACCTTGAGGTAATGGCATTTCATTAACTGATAGATTAACAAATCTTTGATAAAATTCTTTTTCGGTTTTAGTTAATGATATATTAGTGTTCACACCACCAACTACCTGTTTTGTTGTAGCCTTTTTTTGAATTTGCTCTGCTTCTGATAATTTATTCTGTTTCGCTGCCATTGGTTTGTGTTATTGTTTGAATTTTAACTGGAGAAATTGCAGCTTTAACTTTTATTCTATCTCTAAAGGTAGTTACATAACTAGTCTTTACTACTAATTTTTCTACAATCTGTTCTGTAGTATCTACGTTAAGTGTTTCGGCTCCACCCCCACCGCCAACTACAAGTTGTTTACCAGTATCATTATTAATTTGATTATACACATTAGCTACAGTTGGAACTACACCTAAATTAATTTGTACCATTTGAGGTCCATATTTTTGAGCTTCAAATGAAGTTAATTTAGCATTTTTAATAATTTGTGTAGCATCAGCTCTATTATATAATCTTAATACATAAGAAATAGAAAAAGAAACTGCGCTGTTGGCATTTTTAATAATTGGCCTAAATAATACAGGGTCATCATATAAAGAATCCTGTGATATTACTTGAAAGCTTGTCTGTGAAAATACTTGCCCAACTTGTTCTGTTACACTTATTTCATGAAATACAACATAGTTACCACCTGATGAATTTAACTGAGCAATAAAATTGCTAAAGGTAGATCCTGTAACTTGCCCTGATAATTCAAAATAATCACCAGCATCTGATTGTTTTACTTCAGCATATAGATTATCATAAATATCTCTATTTAAAATTGAAACAGAATTAATTTCTTGCATTTCATAAAAACTATATGCATTTTCAGTAATAGTTTGAAAAATACCACTAGCTTTTAATGTTATAGCAGGAGTACCAAGAAAGCCTTTACCTTCTGTTATTTTATAAGCAACACCATTAGGATCAGCTGCATCAAATAAATTATTCATAAAGAATAGTGCGGGAACCCTCCATTCAATATATGTTGCATATAATTTATCTGCAATTAATAAAGGTTCAGGATTAAATGTAGGTGTATCTAATTTTAAAAAATTAATAGACGCAAGATTTAGCATTACACCGTCTCTTCTAGGTGCCAATGCTTCAAACACAATTCCATCATATCCTTCAAAGCTAAAACCGGAAATAAAATGAATCCTAATTTTATCATAAGCCACATCTAATTGCGGGCTAAATGTTTGTAAAAGATTAGCAGAATCCGTTAATTCTGGACTAAAGTCATTATAAGGAACACCTATGTCTGTATCTAATGAAACATATTGTGTTTTATTTGCATTATTAGATACGGCAGATATATCTCTATAATTACCCATTGTAGCAGAAACTGTATCGGTATTAAAGAAATAAGTTCCTTTAGTATTAGCATCCCTCATAAGCTCAATTGGGTAGGTAGCAGTATTAAATGTAGTCGGTGTTGCTTGACTAGTATAAACATACTCTATCAATATTTGCTCAGATATTTGTATAAACCTTGATGATTCCATTCTATTCTATTTATTTACCATTGCAAAAGCTTTGGGTTCCACGAAATTCCTAATCCGATATATGGTCCAAAATTACCATCTCCAGTAATTCCCATTCCCATATTAAGACCTAATCCAAAGGGCTTTCTATTTTTTATTTGTATACTTTTAAACTCAGGGCTATTTTGATCAATCATAATACCTTGAGTATTATTAAATGTTGTACCAGGATAATCAGAAGTTAATTTAATAAAAACTTCTTTAGTATTAAGATCCTGTGATAGTGTAGCATCTAACCATATATTTTGTTTTAATCCTATTGTTGCAGAACCGAACATTAAGCTATCTGTAAATGTATAAGGTAAAGATACATCAATTAATCTAGAGCTCTTTTCCCAATTACTTTTAGAATTAAAACTTAATACCGATTTAAAATCTATACCATCCTGTTTAACAACAGTGTCTTTGGTTTTAACTGGAACTTCTACAATTCTTTCCTCTACAATTGTTTTATATTTTACAATCGTTATAGGTGGTCTACTCTTTTCATAATTTAAACTATCTCTTAATTCTTCTAATGATAAATTTAAACCTTTAATTTCCCCAACTGATTCACCATTTTCATTTACATAATTAAGAATAGTATCATTGGCAGCTGAAAGATTATTTTGAAATCTAGTAACCTCACCCTTTGCATATTCAGTTTCATTACATTGTCTAACCAATAAAAAAAGCAATACAACAATTCCACCCAGTAAAAACATTCTAGTGTTCTTTGGGTCTGTTAGAATACCAAGAATATTTTTAATAATTAAAATCATTTTATATACCTCATTAACTTATCAGGTGTTACTTCAGCAGCACCGTACTTTTTAGCAATTTTTTCAATAAAGTTTTTTTCTTTACCTTTCATAGAATCTACTTCTTCAAATAAACCATCTCTTTTCTTTCCTAAACTTATTATACTTTTTTGCATTAAGTCTAAAGAAAGCTGAATTTCTTTATACCTACCTACAAAACCATTTAATTCCTTTATTTCTTTTTTTGTCATTTTATTTAAATTTAAATTAATTATGCTCCTATGTATGAACCGTGAAGATTAATAACTGAAACCGTTTCAGGTAACCCACCTGTACTCCATCCCATTTGAACATCTACCTCTTTAGCAGGAGATCCAGACTGTGAATTAGTATATGGTGCAAACAAACTACTTCTTATTGCACCATTCCAAGTTAATACACCAGCTAACCTTGCAACATACGCCTTAGCCTTTACAGTTCCCCAAATAGCTTGTGGTGCAGTAATTTCATAATCTTGATAAACCCATGGCGCCCATGTATTAGAAGTAGCAAGCTTAGCTCTCATAACAGGAACTTTAAATACTACTGTCCCCCAATAATCTTTGTATACACTTGCCTGTTCAAACCATGCTAATGATCTATTCTGAATGTCTATTTCATATCTTGAACCAGATATTAAACCTTCTGGCATTATAACGTTATATGTAAAATCAAGATTTTTAATTAAATCCGTACCTCCAACATTAACTGCACCAGATACACCAGGTGCAAATGTTACATCAATAAAAGGTTGTTCTAATTTAGCTATAAGTGTAGTTGGCGGAAACCCGTCGCTTAACTTAGCACTATCATATGCATATATACTAGGGGTACCTGCTGTAGCACTACCTGGGTTTGCATTATCATAACCGCCTCCATTAGATCCTCTTCTAGAATCTCTATTAATAATCTCAGGTACTGCCCACATTACTTCCTTTTCATTAAGGTTCCACCATTCAGGCATACCTTGTACACCGCCTGCATTATCCGCACGACCAGCAAGCTCGAGTGCACCATTAGAAGAAGATCCTTTTCCTATTCTGATTGAAGGTGCCTCATTAGCAGTTGCTGCACTAGCTCTATTAACCCATTTACTCAAAACTGCACCATCGGATAAATTTGTCGCCGGGTCATTATTACCCATTTGCATTAAAGTTTGACCACTACCCGAAACAGCAGCAATAGTGGCATCATAATAAAATTGTATCTTATCATAATCGCCATTTACATTTTGAGGATTGATGGTACTGCTTTGGCCTACTGCTGAATATGTAGTTTGTCCTACTATTCTTCTATGTTCAGGAAAAGCTGACGTTCCATAATCTATCACCATACTAGGTGAAGCTAAAATATCTAATAGACTAATTGCAGTCTGTTTTCGTATAGAAACAGAACTATTTCCTGCTAACTTAATATCACCACCAGTACTAGTATTAGGAAGTGTTGATCTGTTTTCAATAATAATATTCGCCCTAGCACCAGCGCTTGAGCCTAATTGCCTAATGTAAATATTACCTTGCTGCGACAGGAGATCATTTGGGCTCTCTGTTAATAGCGATAAATCTCCAGTTTTAGTTTTTAATTTTATAGAACCAGAACCATTTGATGTTGTATTTATTGTAGTATCTAAATTAATGTCACCTCCTGCAAATAAATCAATATTACCAGTATTAGCCCTCGTGGCAACCCTCATAGTGTGAGCCTGTATTCCAAACATACCAGAAGTTGAAAGAGGAGTCTGATTTTGTAATACAATGTTACCCATCCCAAACGAAGATTGCGCGCTATTTCCTATAGCATTTACAATAAACTTATTTCCAGTACCACCACTCCCAGTACCACCTTCACCTACAGTAATACTAAAATCAGAATCAGTTGTAGGTATTCCTGTATAAGTACTATCATTTTCACCAGTAGAGAATGATATGAATTTACCTGCAGTAAAATCCTGCCCTCTCCTATCCGTTAAAACCTCTAAACCAACTATATCTTCTAATGTGGCCGGATTTGTTGCATCTTTTTCGCCTGCGCCTCTTATTATAAATCTGTCATCTGTAGAAATACCAATATTAGATAAGTTGTTAAAATCTGTTTGTTCTAATTTATCAGCTAATATCGCATTACCACCATGAAAAACAATAGCTTTAGTTGTGGCATTTTTTTGGTGTATAATAGTTGCCACTCTATCAGATATTACTTGTGTAGCAATAGCATCTGGAATTATATAAGCATCCGTTAACTGAAAACCACCATTAGGAACTATTGTACTAGATACAGCACCACCTATCATAACAGATGGAATACCTTCATTGGAAGCGGTAGCACCATTACCTAATGATGTAGAAGTAGGTGCATTATAAAGTGCAGTTTCTAAATTTATTTGAGGAGAACCAAATGAATCACCAAATCCACCACTTTGTCCAGCAGGCCCTGTAGGGCCTTCCAAGTCAATAGTTGTTATAACCCAAGCATTAGTAACATATTCCCAAACTTGTCCATTAAATTGTAAATAATAATCACCAGTTAATGGTGTTGTTGTTGGAAAACTGGCAGTTGGTATAGTACCGGGCCCAGTTACAGCAGTATCTTCATACCAGGTAGATCCTTTTTGGCCTCTACCACCAGCAGGACCAGTTGGGCCTTGTATACCTGCAGGTCCAGCAGGCCCTCCACCATTAAGTAACAATTGATCAAAATTAAAATTTGTTTTATCGACCAGTTGTGAAATAGTATCCGATGCTATTATTTCTTGTATAGTGATTGGCATTTCTTTTCTATTATTTTTTAACTATTGTTACACTGAATCCGTATGATTCAGAGAAACCTGTTCTTTTATTATATATTAGCTTTAAATCAAATGGATTTGTATTTAAGGTTTTTGATCCTATATTATTATTTATAGTTAAGCCATTACTAATTTTTTGTGCATTAGTTAATTCAGCCGTACTATAAGTAGAGCCTGCTTTACTTCTGCTTGCTAAAGTATAAAAATCTACCTTTTCTACTTTATATAACTTTAATATATTTTCTCTTATATATTCATTCACATCATCATCTAAGGTTTCTAAATCACCCCAACCAAATAAATCTTTTACATATTTTTGAAACTGTTTTTTAATAGGTGTAAACAGAAATTCCATTAATCTTTTTTCATTAAATAAATAAAATGTTTCTGTAGGAGCTGATTGCTTTCTTGTAACTGCTCTAGTATTTAAAACACCTGATGATTTTATTATTCTTTTATTAACTGTTACCGAAGGCTGGTCTTGGTACATAAACGTTCCATCTATTAAACTAGGTTGTCTAATAGCACCCTTTACAAAAGGATCCGGTTGAAATGTTTCTAATATTATTTCTTCAGGAACTTTAAGGTATTTAGATCCAAAAAATGATTTTCTTTCCATCATTGATCTTGTACCAATAATTTTTTGTATTAGAGCTTTATCAATACTTTTAGTGAAATATGAAGGTTCCCAATTTGAAGAAAACATATAAAAATCTTTATAATCAATTCCTATTTCATTAATAAGAGGATATAAGCTAGGGAATGCGCTCTCTCTAGATAATTCTAAAACAGTAGAAGGGTCTTCTTCATTTACTTTATGATAAAAGAAATTTTGTATTTGTCCAAAATTTAAATCTGCACTATTAAATTGAGAATTTTTATATTTACATAAATCCATTACTTTTATTTTATATGCCGTATCTGGAATAAGTGCACCACCAGTACCACCTGTTACCTCATTAAAATCTAAATTTTGATAAGGGTCCCTAAATGAAAGTAAAGGCAATGCGTAAGGTGCATAATAACCCGCGTGCCTAGCAAATGGAGTTATTCTTGGTTTTTCTTGTAAAGATAAATCATAACCTACAACATCAGTTAAGTTAAATGTGGTTGGTTTAGCAGGATCGGGTAATACTCCTACATATATAGATTTAAGTATATCAGCCTGTGCCCTAAGTTCTATTCCAAAAGTTTGTGCCAATGAACCGTCTATATTTTTAACCTGATCTCCATTACTACTTATAGTTTCATAAATAATATTAGGATTACCTTGATTTACCGCATCAAATAATTCACCAAATGAAGAACTGTTTAAACTCCTAGTAAACTGCTTATAACCACCATTCGTTATTGAATACGTCTCCTGTCTTAATAACGAATTATTTGGTGACGTTGCAGGAAGATTTACTATATTACCATTTTTTGTAACTCCACCTGGGTTTACTTGGAGAGTAGTAGAATTTATAACAGAATTTATGTTTGCGATTCCATAAACGTCTGTACCTATTGTAAATTTAATAATCCCAAAGCTACCATCAGCTAAAATTCTAATATCATTAAGCAGCTCTGGTAATGTGCCATCTGAAGCAGGTTGAAACTTAAGTATAGTAAAACCATTAGAGTCTATGTACGATGTTACAAACGAAGGTGCCCCTCTTACTATAGTAGGTCGATAAAAGAATCCAGGTGCTGTAATTGGAGCGCATTCGTTGTCTGTTACAAAATTACTATTTAATGAATAAAGACTTGTTCTATCTATAATAGATTTTGTTGGGTCACCATTTAAACATTTTACTGCATATGCAATAGAGATTAACATAACTACTGTTTTCCACTTTTCATTTTTTATAAACTTAATTTCAAATTCTGGTTTATTTGGTAAATTAGGTACATACATAACAGAAAACCTATAATCATTAAATAGTCCATTACTTACATAAGATAATGACCTAGCATTAAAATCTGCCTTCTCTGTTCCTATTGCTTTATCTTTAACAACAATCCTAACACCTCTCAAAAATGTTTCTGCAAAATTCTTTTCATTACCACCAGAAAATCTACCATATCTTAATTGTCTATCTATCTCTGTAATATTCCCACCAGTCGTAAATTTTTGTATTATAAAGTAATCATCAAAATAATTTGTATTAACATTTTGAAAAGTTCCTGGTATAAAAACTTGCCCAGTTTGCAGATTAGCCTCGGTATTATCAGTAGGAGCCGTATCAATATAACTCCAAGATTTTTCAATAGCGTCTTGTGTAAAATATAATGGAAATTCAGATAAGTAATACCACTCATGTGTATATCCACTAGACTCCTGAATCTTATCCCATTTAGATGGTGCAAAATTATTTAAACCAAACGCTTCATTAACATCTAATCTATAAGGGTGATTTCTGACATCTTTTCCATCATTAACCCAAGCCCATTTATTAATATAAGGTGCAATTCTAGATATAGCAGCTTGTGATGTTAAAAAGTTTTCCTCTAATCTAACATATTCACTTTTAATATATTCATCATCAGGGTTTTGATCTTCCGCATCATTTAATAATCCAATAAGATTATAAAAACCACCATTATCATAAAAGTTTCTAATTTCTGGGTTTTGGCCTACACCAACATAATCAGTTATACTAAACGGTATAACCGCGTTAGGTCTTAGTTGATTATATTCTGCTTCTTCAAATGCTAATTCGCCTTCTTCACTATAAAGTGTACTATAAAAATCAAAATCAAAATCCCTAATATCAAAAAACGAAAATCTACCAAACGATGGCTTATAATCTGAATACAGTGCTACTTGATTAGATCTTGTGACCATTATCTGATTATTATTACATGTAATTATTACATACTTATTAATATCTGTATATCCAATTATTTCATCTAATCCATTATAAATAGGTTCATCTGTATAAGGAACCCAATTTCCTATTTCAGTATAACCACCAGTTGTCTGTACAAAGTTACCTTTTACAAATCTATCTTGATCACCTATTTCAACTTTTAATAAACTATTCTTAACATCATTACCACCAACAAAGTTTTTTTCTGGTACCGTAAGTGAAGTTATAGGGTAAGTTTCTAATTCTGTAAACATTTCAGGATAGGCAACATCCATTTTAAAATTTAATCTATTAAATCGAGTACCACTAAACCTAGATTTAATATAAACTGTACTATCATTAGAAGAAGCTACAAAATATCTGATGTTTTCATCTATACCTTTATTAATAGCAGCGACTATAGATTGGGCTACTTCCTGTATTGTGCCGTTAGGATTAAAAAATCTTTCAAAGGATTTACCAGGTATTGTTGCTAATGTACTGTTGGCAAATATTTTACCAGTAAAATCTACACCATCACTAAAAGAAATACTACACCCTTCTGGAAGATTGTTTAAAACTTTGATATACATTTGTGCAAGACCAGCTCTATTAATAATACTTGCATTAGCAAAAGTATCAGGTTCTTTATAGCCTGTAAATAAAGATATATCAACTTTAGTATCGAATAATCTTATTTGATCTTTGTCCCAAGTAGAGCCTTTCTTAACAGTATGAAAATCATCTTCTTTATCTTTAACATAAAATATGGATTCTACTTCATTAACTCGAGGCGGTGTTGGTAATCCTGTAATAGTTTCTGTTTTTACTGGATCTAAATATAATAATATACCATTTTCATTTGTCATTTCAAATGGAGTATTTAAAAATTGTGATACTTCTGTTATAGTGGTTATAGTAGGCTTTTGTGTTTTTTCTGCCGAGGTTCCTTTATAAAAGGCTTCACCTGATATATCAAACTTCCCCTCCTCAATATCATTAACATACATACCAAAATATCTATTAATAGAGTAATCATCAGCAGTAGGATCATCAAATAGAAATTCCATATTTAAAAGATTAGCTAAAAGTATACCATTATTTTGAAACCCTTGTGTAAATAAATATTCATCCTGAATAATAGTAGAATCCTTAACAACTAAATCTTCGTAAGCAAAATTACCTGAACTAGTAAACCCACCACTTTTATAAGATATACCATTCCATAAAATAGGCTCGTCTTTTCTCCATGAAATATTTAATGGTACTTCAGGAAAGCTTTCTTGATTTCTATAATTTCTAATATAAGAACCTAGTGGAGTACCTTCTGTTAAATCAAAAGTTTTAATTGCAGTACAATTCTCTAATACATTTTTACTAAATTCTTCTGAGGTTTGTGCATTTACCGTATTAGCATTTTCTGTTGCTGCCCTAAAATTATTAACAGCAGCAGGGTTATCTAATCTAAAAACTACAAAATAATTAGGTAATTGTTCATTTAACCAAAGAGGAGCTAAAGTGGCTAAACTCTGTGAATAAGACTCTGATGCAACCGATCTAGTTCCAGCACAATAAAACATTTCATACTGATTACCGTATTTTGAAAGTACTGCATCATCTTCATATTCTTGGAATACTTCATACGCAGCTTCTTTTGGAAATTTACCAAAGTCAAAGAATTTAAAAACATCTTGATCATAAGTGCTTGTACTATCAACTTTAAATGCTTTAAATTTCTGAGAAGACAGTCTTGTATTAGCACTAAATGATTCTAAGTAAATATCTGTACCGTCAGATACAACCTTTACATTAGCGGTTAATTTAGGATTAGTTCTAATTAAACTATATGATGCTTTATCGAATAAGTTTTCAGCCATTTATCTTTCACTTTTTTTATTTATTCACCAAAGATAAAGTTAAAATAAATTAGAGATATTATTATGCGATTGGCCCTGAACCTCCGTTAACGTTAGTAAGTCTATTTCTACCGATTGCTGTTTGTGTTAGAGAAGGTCTTAATCCTGCAACAACTTTTTCTAAATCACTTAATCCTTTTGTAACAGTTGCCGCTGGGAATACATCTATACTTAATCTATCAGATCTATATTTAGCTGAAATTTCAATATCAAATTGCACAACGTCTGAATTATTAGGATAAATATCAATTCCTATTCTTTTAGCATAAGTTAGATTAACAATAGATCCATTTTGGTCACCTGCAATATTACCTATACCTGTACCCGAAATAACTCCAAAATAATCAGTCATTCTATATTGAAATACTAATGGAATATTAATTGCATTTTGCTGACCAAATCCTACAACCTTTTCTGACTGTATAGAATCACCGTCTACTTGAATGTTTTGGTGACTATCTGTAGATACAAATAAATAAGATCCGCATGATTGTTTACCTAATGTGTATTGATCAAAACCTTCAAACGAGCTTTTTGCATTTCTACTATAATTAATATATCCCGGCGCACTTACTTGCCACAAATTTTGTAATGCAGCAGTTGCCAACGATGAACTAGGCCCTAATGTTTGGCCAGTATCAAATGAAGGATTTAATGTTGTTGCTAAGTTAAATAAATCTGTAACATTTTCATTAAGATATATTGCTTGCTGACTTCCAAGTACATCATCTGAAGGTAATGGCGCAAATTTAGATTGTCTAAATATAACAGCACCTGTACCATTTCCTGAACTAGTACAGTTTAAAGGAAATGTTTGACTTCCTTGGGGAACTAAAGTATTAGTATCTCCAGTTAAAGCAATATAAGCATTTCTATATGCCTCATAATTAATTAAAAACGGGTGTGCAATTGAAACGGTTGCTACATCATCATCATCTCCTAATGGATTAACAGGATAAGCCCCTATTGTGGTAGGTAAGCCGTTAGCATCAAATCCACCACCCCAAATAAATTCAGTAGTAGGTGATCCAACATTTATAAAAGTTGTAGTGTCATAAAAGTTTTCAATACCATCTAAATTAAAAGTATAATCATTGGCTGGATTAATATAACTATAAAAATCTCCTTCAGCAGATACGTCACTATATCTACTATATATAAATTGATTCTTATTTTGTGTAGACTGATATGGTGGTTGAGAAACCATTTGCCCATATTTTGTAGCTGCCGTAACATCAGGATTCGTTAAAAGAATTGGTGTTAAATCATATTTTCTAATTGTATTATAATCTACATCATCTCCTCTGTATGTAGATTTACCGTTCTTTTGATTTATAGAACTATTATCTAACCATGAGTATGTCGCTGGTAATATAGTAGCACCAGAATCTAATGCACTAGTGTTAGCTGTAGTATATGAAGCAGGGTCTTCAGACTGTCTTACCATTCTTTTTCTACTTCCTGTAATCCTAGCTACTAATTGTAATGGGGTCTGTGATTTATTAGCAATATTAATAAAATAAGTTTTTGTAATAATAGCCCCTCGTGGATCATCCAAACCAAGAACTTCTTGTGAATAAAACCCAGCAAAGTTTTTGCTAACTGAGTTCCTTCTTAAGTTAGTAACATTACCTTGATCATCTACTAGAGTAACTGCCATTTCACCTTGTGCATTACTTAATATTTCAGAAAATAAATCTAATTGATTTTGCATTTCATTTAACTTGGTAAACAAATCAATAGGTGTTTGGTTTTCAGATAAAAATCCAGATGCAATCACAGGAGAGGAATGTGCAAAATATGTTTCATTTGCAATAAATGAACTACTTAAGTGAGTAGGCAAATCAATCGATTCTAAATTTTCATTTAATGCAACCTGTGCTAAGTCTTCTTGGTTTTGCGCTAATATAGATTCAATAGCATTGTCTGAACTTAAATCTGCTGGAAATTCTACTCTTATCGCAGTGCTATATTCACTTTCCAATGGATTAGAAGGCCAACCTGCTTCTGAAATAGATTTTACTTCTATTTCAACTTGCTCGCCTTTTCTTATTGGAATATCTAATTGATTAATATTAACTGAGTCTGCGTTATCATCATCAATAGGAGACCATTCATATAAGCCAGTTATAGAATTTTTTATTCTAGGTCTTAATACACTATCTACTATTACATAATTAGAAAATGCACCTTGGCTAGTTCCTGAACCGTCAGTGTAAGTAAATTGATTAACTGCATTTGCAGCACCATCAGCAGAAAGATATCTATAACGGTACTTAAATTTAATTATGTCCTGTACACCAGTATCTGGCGCAGATTTTTCCTCAGGTAACGCCCAAAACCCTCTTACTCTGTATTTAGGAGTTACACTACTTACTGAATTATCAGAAGCAAAAGAACTTATTTCAGTTACTACAGATGAATATAATTTAGCCTGTGAAGATCTCTCTGTGATTAAACCTTGTAAAGCATTTTTATCTGCATCTCGTTCAACTTCAGTTGTATAATTAGTTGTTTGTATTTTTGTTCTACTCTGAGCAATTGCAACATCCAACTCGGATAATGTAGATTGTATAGTATTCTTTTGATTATTTAAATCTTTAAGTTGAACTATAGCATCTGAATTACTAACTTGTCCGTTTATTAGTGATACACTAAAATCAGCAGAATCCAATACAGGTGCATTAGGCGTTAAACCTTCTCTGCTTGTTGGCATTTTATCTTGTGCAAATGATAAAAGATAACGGCCAAAATCAACTGCATTTTGCTGGTAATAATCTGCAAGAGTTTGTGCAGTCCCTTCAGAACTAATCGTGGTTAAATCATTTGTATAAAAACCACTACCTGGAGACCAATTCACTGCAGGCATTTTTGAATCAGGATCAATTGGTTTAATAAAGGTTACGCATCTTTCATTAAATCCAACCGTTACATCTACTTCTAATATGTCATTTACACTAGATCCTATCTTTAAAACATCAGCCCCAATACTTATTGTTCTAGAACCTTCTTGTAATCTCACAATAACAGAATTTGTACTAGTATCAATTTGTGTTACAGTATATCTTGTATCAATAGGTGTAGAAATAACCTCTAAGCTATCACCTACTTTAAGTTGAACAGTATCAGCAAAATCAGCTTCTGAATCTGTATAAAATATTTTATTTAATTTATATAATTTTTGAATTACAGTTTGCTCAACACCATTAACAGTTTCTGTAATACTTTCTTCTCCGATTCTTATTACACTAAAATTACCTGAATATCTTTTGTCTCTTGGTGGTAAATCTACAACAGCTTCATCTAATACATATGATATGTTTTTTTCTACTATTTCTTGTAAAAATGTATTATAATCAATTGCTGCATTTCCATTATATTGAGATTCAAAATAATTAATTTTACTTTGAGAATTTGTATCTAGAATATATCTTTGTATAATAGCTCTTTCTGTATCAATAGGAGCTTGTCCTGTAATATCAAATGCTACATATAATAATGGATTAATTAATTCTTCAAAAAACCAATTAGGTTTAATTTCAAATTCATTAATAGAATTTAATGAAGTTAAATCTTGCGCTTCTGTTGGTAACTTAGCTAAAACTAATTTTCTAAATGTACCATCAGCTAATCTTATAGAACTATTGCTATCATTAAAATTAGTAATAGTATTAATATTTGTATTTAATCTATCTACTGAATTTTTAAGAAACCCAAAACTTGGAATAGTAATCCTAGAATTAGTTCCATCGTTGTTTTGAATATTAACAGTTACTGAATCTCTGCTTGAAGTAATCGCTTGATTGACTTTCTCAAAGCTCTCCAGTGAATTGTTAAAAAGTCTTAACAGTTCTGGGAGCATTGTTTGTATTGAATTATTTTCAGCCATTATCTAGGTTTCAATTTTATTATTTATTTAATGCAATCATATGCAAAATTTAACACTCCTTGTTCGGTACATATTAAATCAATAATAGGAATATCATTTAATTTTGAATTAGGTATAGTTGCAGCTAATTTACCAAACCTACCTGTATTAAGCCTACTTGGTGCATCGGTGTATATTTTTATATCTCTTGATCCTATCAGAAGAACATTATTAAATGTTAACCTTACTGCTTGCCCGGTTCTCCATTGTACATCAGTATCATCAATGTAAATAGATATATCCCCGTTTGCTTGATTAATAGTATCTAATCTTAACATATTAGTATATGGGAATAAATCTACAAATACACTAGGTGCAACTACATTCAAATTTAAAGGAGCCGTTGGTGTAATAGGAACATTACCACTATCAAATGGGACCATTAATTTATATGCTTGTACATTATTGGATATTTGTATTTGGTTCGGCGTATTAGTATTAACACTTATTCCTGTTCCTTGCCTAACAACATCTGTATTATATTGTAAAGTTGTAGCAACCTCACCATTAGCCAATGCTTGAATCTCATCAGAGTTTTTAGAAATTAAATCTAATAGTGTAGTACTACTTGCAAATGCCAATGAAGCATTATCAAGTTGTGTTTGTAAATTATTAATTTGAGATTGTAAAAATGCAGATGTACTAACTGAGTTAAGAGTATTTTCAACTGATGCCAATCTTATTTCCATGTCAGCTATCTCTAATTGCTGTCTTTGGAATATTTGGGCTGATGCTTGCAATTGCGCCGATGCATCTGAAAATAATCCCATTGAAAATGTATTATAATCATTTATTATTGTATCAATACCTGCACTACCTGGGGAAGCGTCAAACCTTAAATTAATTTTAAATCCATAACTGTTACCATTTTGGCCAGTTACAAAATTAGGTTTAAATTTTGGATATCTTTGAATAAATCCACCATCAGTAGTTGGTGTTACATTATCTAATAATAAAATACCGTATAAATTAGTTTTTGTTTTAGATGAATCACTTAAGTCTACCATATCATAGTAAACCGCTACCGCATTAAATTCAAATGATTCAGCTAAATCAGTTCCATTAAATTGTGGAATAGTACTTATAGTAGCATCTTGAACAATTTGCTGATAATCATTAGGATTAAAATCTACCGAGATTCCATCTAATTCAGATCTCACATAAGCAGATCCAACATAACCAGTAGGATTATTATAATCAGCAGGGTATTTTCTGATATTAGCATTAAGAACACTAGTAAATGT